GAAAAATACTCAAGAAGACGTTGAAGAAATCAAAGAAGATTTAAGACGTATTGAGGACAAAATAGACCAATTAAAATAAAAAATATGAAAAAACTATTAATCTTATTATTATTACCCCTTTTAGCGTATACTCAATCACCATGTGAAGAAGATATATGTGTAGTACAATTTAATGCTGGGTGGAACTCAGCAAATGATGTAGAATGGGTAAAAAATTTAAAAAACTGTGAAATTATATACATTGATATAGCAGCAGACGCAGCATCTCAAGCAGAATATGAAATCGTTGTTGTTCCTACAATCATTGTATTTAATGGTGAAGAAATTAAAAGATTCCAAGCAGATATATCATTTGCAATGAAAGCGACTAAAGAAGATGTACAAGAAGTAGTAAATGAAGTTAAAATGGATGAATATTAAAAAAAACAAAAGCGTATGAAAAAGTTATTATTATTGGCATTACTGCCCTTATTTTTATTTTCCCAAGATACTTGGGTAAATGTAGAATTTCAATTCGATAATTATGCAGATGAAGTGTCATGGTCATTATCTAATGATTATGGTATAGTTGCATCAGGTGGAGATTATGAATTTCAACAACCAAATGCATTTCATGTAATTGATTCTCTAGAATCAGGAGACTATACATTTGAGTTATTAGACTCTTATGGTGATGGCTTATCATGGCCTAATGATGGTTATTGTTTAGTATCAAATGCATGTCAAGATACTTTATTTTTTGCTCAAGGAGATTATGGAATAGGATTAATTGAATCATTAACAATAGCACCTTGTGCTCCTCCGGAACCAGCAGTTATTGATTGTATGGATGAAAATGCAATCAATTATAACCCTAATGCGGATATAAACGATTCAATGTTATGTGAATACCCTCCCTGTGAATCCATCGATAATATTTTTGTAGAACAACAATGTGACGGGGGTTCTGCACTTCTTTATTATAATTGGGATGCTTCAGACAACCCTAATTGTAACATAATTCAAATAATTTATGGTAGTGAAAACACCAATTCATATACTTTTGACACTAATATAGATAATGGTATATGGGGGGTTTATGCTGGTAATGGTCAAATGCCGCCTAATTGGGAAGATAATTTTTATGCTCAATTCCTTACAGCAGATAGTTTAGCATCAGATACTATATTCTTTACTCCATATCCATGCACACAAGGTTGTACAAATGAAGATGCTCCTAACTATAATCCGTGGGCTACAGTAGATGATGGTTCTTGTGGGGGCCAATTATGTGATGCAGGATATACTTCATTAAAAATAAACATAACGTTAGATAATTGGCCAAGTGAAACAGGTTGGTCATTTGTTAGTGGTGATGGCTCTATAGAAATTCCAGATGGAACCTATAACTATCAAGATATAGGACAAACTTATACTTATGATGTTTGTGCAATGGAATCAGGATTTGAATTTATTATATCAGATACTTACGGTGATGGTTTAGCAGGTTCAACTACAGGTGGAACCTTAGATGGTGAAGTTCTTATAACTGGATGTAATGGAGATACAATTACTACACTATCATCTGGAACTTGGTTAAATGCAAATCAAGAAAATGTAGGTGTTGGTTTTGGTAGTGTAGCTTATTCAGGTTGGCAAGAAGTTCCTATATGTGGGGGCCCAGAAGACATATTAGGTTGTTTAGATAGTGATTATCAAGAATTTAACCCATTTGCAAATGTAGATGATGGTTCATGTTTAAATGAACATATATTTGGATGTACAGATTCATTAGCATTTAATTATGACTCTCTAGCAACTGAAATGGAAATATATCCTACATGTAATTATGAATTATGGATAGGGGATGCAGGAGCTGATGGTTGGGGTAATTCATTTTTAGGTGTTGTTCAAGGAGGTAATCAATGGACATTTACAATGGGTCCAGGAGAATATGAACAAACATTCCCTATATGGTTAGAAACAGATAAACCTGTTAAAATTTATTATTTTGAAATAGGTGGAGCACAAACACCCCCCGAAGAAGTAGAATTCCAAACACTACACAATTCATTTAAACTAACAGATCAAAACGGTGTTATATTAATGTATGAGGGATGGAATCCTTTTGCAGATAATGGTCAAGGTGCACTTCAACCTTTTGAACCTCCATTTTTTCAAACTTATGAAGCAATGCCTTTCTGTGGGACTTTATGTATTCCTACGATTCTTGGATGCACAGATTCAGAATCATTAAACTATAATGAAGAAGCTAATACAGATGACGGAACTTGTATAGAAATAATACCTGGTTGTACTCAAGAAGTTGCATTTAATTACGATGAAAATGCTAATTTTGATGATGGTTCATGTGTAGGTGTAGTAGTTGGCTGTATGGATGAAACAGCTTGGAATTATAATGCAGATGCTAATACTGATGGAGGAGATTGTATATATTTAGGTTGTACTGATTCTACAGCATGTAATTATGACTCAGGAGCGAACGCAGACAGTGGTGGTTGTACATATCCTGATGATTATTATGATTGTAGTGATGTGTGTCTTAATGATATTGATGCAGATGGAGTATGTGATGAGTTAGAAATTTTAGGATGTACTACTATAGCTTCAATAAATTATAACCCAGATGCAACAGAAGATGATGGTTCATGTATAGCAATTGCTTATGGTTGTACTGATCCAACAGCATTTAATTATGACGAAAATGCTAACACAGACAATGGTTCATGTGTTTCTGTCGTATTTGGTTGTACAGATTCAACAGCCTTAAATTATGATGCGGATGCTAACACAGATAATGGATCATGCATTGCAGTAGTTGAAGGTTGTACAAATTCAATTGCTTTAAACTATAACGAAAACGCAAATGTAGAAGATGGAAGTTGCATCTTACCTATTTACGGATGTACTGATAATACTGCTTTAAATTATGACGAAAATGCTAACACAGACAATGGTTCATGTATTGAAATTGTATATGGTTGTACAGATTCAAATGCTCTTAATTATGATGAATTAGCAAATGTAGATGACTTTAGTTGTATTGATCCTGTTTATGGTTGTACTGATCCCGAGGCTTTCAATTATAATGAATTAGCAAATACAGACAATGATTCATGTATAGAAGTAATATATGGATGTACAGATTCAACAGCATTTAATTACAATTCAGAAGCCAACACAGAAGATTTTTCATGTATAGAAGTAATTTACGGGTGTACTGATTCCGATGCTTTTAATTATGACGAATTAGCAAATACAGATAATGGAACTTGTATTGATATATTAACAGGATGTACTGATGTTAATGCTTATAATTACGATGGGAATGTTAATACAGACGACGGAAGTTGTGAATATGATGCTGAATGTAGTGGTGGACCAGGAGTTCCATATTGGTTACCTAATGAATGCTTTGAATGGGTAATATCAATTGATACTGAATGTTGTACAGGTGATTGGAATTCATATTGTGTAGAATTATATAATTATTGTGAATTTGGTTGGCCTATTGATTTAGAAGAAATGAGTGGCGAATTATTAATATACCCTAACCCAGTAACTGATATATTAAACTCAAATAAAGAAATTGACGTTAAACTATATGATATGATAGGAAATTTAATTATATCTAAAGAAAAAACCCAACAAATAGATATGACTAACTTATCTAGTGGTATATATAATTTAAGCATAAATCATAATAATAAAATAATAAACAACAGAATCATAAAACAATAACGCCTTTTAAAATAAATTTATATTTATTGAGGAATAACATACTATAATTATGGCAAATAATAAACTTTATGGATATACTCCAAAATATGCTAAACCTTCTGGAAAAGAAGGAACAATATATTCAGGTGCAGAAGAAGGAAATACATATGAAAATATTGGAAATAGACTAGACAAAGTAAATCCATATGAATTTAGAAAAGGTATGGATTATGAATTAACTGCTATAGGATGCAGTAGATTAGCTGAATCAACAGTAGAAGAAAGAGAAAAAGCAACAGAAACTGTCCTTAAAAATTTAGAAGAAAATAGTGGTTATTATACATCTTTAATAACTTATGAAACTTTATTTAGAAACACTCAAGGAGTAAAACCATCTTTTACAGCTTGGTTAAAAGAACAAGATGAAGTAAAAATGCAAGAAGTAAATAGAGGAGACACCGATTCAAAACATAAAAATGATAAAATGTCTGATAAAATAAAATACACTAAAAGTGACTACACAGTCCCTTTTAAAACAGATCCTTTAAAAGAAACAATAAAAAAAGAACTTCGAAATATATTATTAGAAAAAAAATTAAAGGAAAACCCCGAAGACACAGAAGTCCCACAAGACATGGACGATGACAGTACAGATAAAGCAGCTACAAAAAGAGCTAAAAAAGTTAAAGGTGATAGATTTTTAGAAGAAAGAGAAGCTCTTGAAACTCTTTTATTTAAAGGAAAAGGAGGAGATGAATTTAATTCAAAAAATCCTGCTCCTGGTACTCTTAAACAAATGGCTAAAGATTCTCTAGGAGAATACTCTAAAAAATATAAAGAATTACCTGATGGGTTAGAGCAATATAATGCATATTTAGCAAAATTAAACTCTGATAAAATTTTTCCTAAATTAGAAAAAATAGTTGAAAAATTACAGAAAAAATATGATAAAGAAACTAATCAAACTACTATTACTTTAGAAAAAGTATACGCTGAAAATGTAGACGCTAAAGGATATAAAGGGCCGGGAAGATTACCCGACACAATAAAGTTAATAGAAAAAAGACTTGAAGAACTAAAAAAGGAAGAAGAATCAGCAGTAGCTACTCTTGAAGGAATAAGACGCAATGTAGCAGAAACTGACATGAATAGACTAGAACATATTAAACTCCTAGAAATATGCAGAGAACACGGTGTAAATTTACGAGAAGGAGCGGGAGGAGTTAAGATATATTATGAAATAGCTAAAGCTGCTTATTTAGAAGGTTTAGCAAATGGGTTAAAAATATAAATTAAAAAAATTGTTATGAAAAACTATTTAAAAAGGTTGTGGAATGCTCTTTGGAATTCAACAACAATAGATGAAAAAGCCGAAGCAGCATTAAAAGAAACAAAAACTAGACTCAAAGCAATGAAGAAAGAGTTAGTTGATGTTAAAAATGCATTTAAAAACGTTGCAAGTCAATCTAAAGATGTTTTTGATGCAGCAAAAGGAAAAAAAAGACGAGGAAGAAAACCTCATCATAAAAAAAACAAAAAGACCAAAAAATAGTAACTTATTTAAATTATAAAAAAATGAAACTTAAAGAACTTAAACAAATGATAGCAGAAGAATATGCTGCTTATAAAAGAAGTAAACGAGGAGTAAATGAAAATTTACCTGGAATGGACGACATGCCTATGGATGATCCTATGGGTTCTCCTATGGCTGATATGGGAGGTGCCCCAGGTGGTGCTCCTAAAATAGATGTAGGTCCTGATGACATAAAAGTTGGTGGTAAGGAAGAAGATCCTATGGCAACTTTAAAAAGTATATTTGACATGTTAAAAGATTTCTTTGAAGGAGATGACAAAGGAGGTGCTCCTAAAGGAGGTCCTAAAGGAGGAGGAAAGAAAGATGATAAAGGAGGTGATGATAAGAAAAAAGATGACAAAGGAGGTGATGATAAAGGAGGTGATGACAAAGGAGGTGATAAAAAGAAAGAAAAAGAAGACATGAAAGAATTCCGAAGAAGAAAGCTAAGAAAAGGAAAAAGAGTAATGACCGAGAATAAATTACAATCTAGGTTTAAAAAATTAGCTAATATTACAAAATAATATTATGACTCTTAATGAGTTATTATTAGAATGGTCTTATAGGTCAGAAAAGGGGTATCCATCTTTGGATAGCCCTTCTGATATCTCTGTTCTTAAACAAATCTTAGAACAACTAGAATTACCCTCTGAAAAAATTATCAATAATTTAAAAGAGGGCACTAAGGCATCAAATTCTAGAAATGCTATATCTAAAATACTTGATTCTCCTGAAGGAAAAGAAGCGGGATTAACCCCCATGAAACATAATTATCGAATAGGTAATGGAAAAAATATTGATAAGGATCAATTTATGGAAATACTTTTAAAAGTATTCGATAATCCTACAATAAAAATAATAGACCCCCCAGAAAGTGGAAGTTCAAAATACAACTTATTTGAATTCGAAACAGAAGAAGGACAAGTACAAATTATGCTAGCAGGGGGAGCTAATAAAGGAGAAAAATACGAACAGGACCTTTTAACTAAAATACAAGGATCTTTTGGATTTCCTATAGATGAAATTGAATTCCCAGATATCCAAAAATTATTTAATGCTATAGGTATCGACCCTGAAAACTTTACCCCTGATGATGCTGAATTTATGGGAGCAGCAGACACTAAAAGACAATTATCTTTTGAAGGCCCCACGGATCTAGGATCTAAAGTAGCAGACCTTGTAATACATGCAGAACAAGATATATACTTATCTATAAAAAATCAAAAAGGTTCTGGAATATATAATGGAGGTAATATACCCTTTGTTTATTTAAATGAAGAAGGTATAGCTGTATTTGATGAAAGTAAATATGATGAAAACCCTTTGTTTAGAGAAATTTTTGAGGCATGTGGTATAGATCCACAAAGAATGGCAGATGGTATAACTGCTTATATTACTCAAGAAGGAGAAGCAAGTAGTTGGGAATCCTCATCAAATGTAGACTTAAATAAAATAAAAAACTTATTAGCATCTTCGTTTGGATATGGGTATTGGTATGTAAGAGAAAAATCAGGAGGAGAAATATTTGTCCATTACATAGAAGATGAACAAGGGGCTTATGATATGGTAGGAGAATTAAATGCAGATGCAGTACAAATAAAATACCCAGGCACTAATACTAAAGCTTTAGATGTAGTTATTGAAACTAACAGTCCTGTTTTCCAACAAGATGAAGGAAGAGTGCCTTTAAAATACCAAATAGTCGTAAGAAATGCATCAGGTAAAACTCTCCCTGCAAGACTTAATATAAGAACCAATAAATAATTTGGCTTCTCTATCTCCTTTTATTATATAACACTAAATAAAATAAAATTCATATGAAATACGCAAAACAAGCACAAACAGCTTTAAATAGATTAGATGTATCTTTAGCTAAATTAAGAACCCTTATAAAAAGAGGACAAACTAAAGAAGCTCTTCAATTTATGGAACAAGGAGAAATGAAAGAGAACTGGGAATCTCTACAAAATATGATTACTATATCACAAGTAGGGACTTTAGGAGCTAGAGGAACACAAAACCCAGGTTCACTTTAAAAAAAAATAGGTTATGTTATCAGCAGAAAAAATCCAAGCAAATTGGGATCGCCTTATTAGCGAAATAAAAACAAATATATCAAAAGAAAGAACAGATATATTAATTCCTTTTTTAAAAAAATACGAAGAAAGAATAATGATGATGCCTGCCGCAGCTAAAAACTGGCACCATTCAGCATTTGCAGGTGGTTATGTTGACCATGTATTACGTGTATATGATTGCGCAAATGAATTATATAAAACGTGGAGTAAAATGGGAGGAGATATATCCACATATACAATTGAAGAAATGCATTTCGTCGCTTTATTCCATGATTTAGGTAAGATGGGTCAGGAAGAAGGTGAATATTACCAACCAAATGATTCCCAATGGCATATTGATAAATTAGGCCAAATATATAAATTTAACACTGACATCCCTGCAATGAAGATACCCGAACGGTCTTTATTCTTATTACAGCAAATAGGATGTAAAGTGTCTCAAAATGAATATATTGGCATTAAAATACATGATGGTTTATACGATGAAAGTAATAAATTTTATTTCATGTCTAGCATGAAAGAAACTAAATTACGTTCTCACTTACCTTTACTTATGCATCAAGCTGATCATATGGCAGCTCAAATTGAATTTGAAATATGGAATAATGCAACTGATGCTGTCCCTAAACAATCTAAACCAAAAAATGGTTCTAAAGGGGATAAAACAATGAGAAATGCTAAAAAAATAAACACAAAAAATAACCCGAATCTATCCAATGCCACCTTGGATGTTATAGATTCTTTTTTTAAAGACTAAAATATGGGCTGGATAATAGCAACAATAGCACTTACAATAATTATAACAGTTTTAAGTTTTGCACTTTTTAATTTATTGAAAAAGAATGAAAATTTAGAAGATTTTATAGCCAAACAAAGTGAGGCAATACAAAACTGTGATCAAAGACTCAAACAAATAGATAATAAAGGCATATTTTATGCTGATGATGAAATAGGTTGGTTTTTTAAAGAAATTCAAAAAATTCAAGAAGCTTTAAACGAATTTACTCTTAAATAAAAATATTTATGTCCACCAAAACCAAAATTAAAATAGGATCTTACTCTATCCCTCCACCAAAAAGAAAAAGAGGAAGAAAAAGAACAAAAAAGAGATACTTCACAGAAGATACAGATTTGGCTATAAAACAATATCTAGCATCTTCCAATCAAGATGAAAGAGATTTTATATTTAAAACAAGAATACATTACCCCTTTTATAAACTAGCCGAAAATCTAATACACACTTTTAAATTCTACTACACAGAAGTAGATAGTTTAGAGGACTTAAAACATGAGGTGATTTGTTTTTTTATAGAAAAGTTAGATTATTTTAAACCCGAAAAAGGTTCTAAAGCTTTTTCATATTTTTCAATTGTAGGGAAAAATTACCTTATATTAAACAACAATAATAATTACAAAAAGAAAAAACAAAAGGCAGACCTATCAGCAGCAGATGAAGATGACGGAGTTTTACGTTCATTGGGAAGAGATCAACGTAAAAAAGACATAAAAGACTTCATAGACTACTACACAGAATATATAGACAAACACATATTTACTTTATTTAAAAAAGAAAAAGATAGAAAAGTATGTGATGCCATTAATATACTATTTAAACGTAGAGAAAATTTAGAAATTTTTAACAAAAAAGCCTTATATATCTACATCAGAGAAATGACAGAAGTAGATACTCCTGTTATCACTAAAGTAACTAAAGTATTAAAAAAACTATACAAAAAATTATACTCTGAATACATCGACACAGGATACGTAAAAATTTAAATTTCTCCATATTTATAATAAATAAATAATATGGATTCATTAAACCAAATACTCTTTGACGATAAATCATTTTCTGATTTATTAAAAGAAATACATAAAAACCAATCAAAAAAATCAAAACAGTTAGCTAGTTTAATAGCCGAATTGCGTCCTCTTATAACTTCTTTAGGAGACGCCACTGTAGTAGTACCCCTAATTAAAGAATATATGGAAATTAGTGTCAAAAATGATGATCAGCTAATAAAAATGGCAGCCATAGTACAACGCCTATCCACAGGAGCTTCTTCTAGTGGTGACGCAGGTTTATTAACCGAAGAAGAAATGGAACAACTTCAACAAGTAGCAGAAGAAATATCAAAAACAGTAGAAAAACCAAAACAAATAACCCCACCAAAAGATGTTTAGCAAAATAAGAACAGTACGAGTTGAACATATACACTTATCAGGATCTTCTACCCTAATAGGTAATATAAGATATTCCGAGATTATAGGACCTACACCCGAAGACGTAGACCAACTACCTACAGCTAGACCTATATGGAATAATATATCCCAATACCCTACAGTTAATGAAATAGTACACTTAGTAACAGGTCCTAAATGGGACTTTAATACAAAGGGAAAAACAAAAGAATATTATTTACCCCCATTAAATATTATGGGCTCCCCTAACCATAATGCTTTAGCTGGCCAATTAAGCCTAATAGAATCAACAGCAGGAATCGAAACAGGAGAAGAAGGCTACTTTATTGAAAATAATAGAATAAAACCTTTATTACCTTATGAGGGGGATATAATGATAGAAGGAAGACAAGGTAGCTCTATAAGATTTGGAATGACAATAAGTGGCTCCTACGCATCTCCCCCTTGGAGTCATGAAATAAATGATGGGAATATAGGGCGTCCTATTACTATCATAAGAAATGGGCAGAAAGAGCTAACTGAAGAAGAAACTATACCGGGAACTAACCATATAATAGAAAATATAAATAAGGATCATTCAAGCATATACTTATGTTCTAATCAAAAAATATCAAACTTTCAAAAAGCAGGTATAGGTTTTAAAGACTATGAACCTTCATACAAACACATGTTATAATATGCCTAAAAGAGAATTAAACATACCTGTAGACAAACAATTAAATACTAATACTAAAGAAGATTTATTACTTAATTCACCACCCCCTATCCCAGATCGTGGTCTTCGTGATATGGTGCAAATGGGACGTATAAATGGATCAGCATGCAGTTATTATGACATAGCACCAACAGAAATTCAATCTATACATGAAGATGATAATATTGTTATCACTATTTTTAGTGACACAGAAGGAGTAAACTTAGATATTTATCAGGCCAATATAGGGGGCCCACAAGAAGTTGGTGGAAGACCAATGCCTTTTGATGAACAAGACCTATTAGATAAATTTAACATAATTTTAGGAGACTATAGTGAATAAAATAAAATGACAGACCAATTATTACCATTTAATCGAAGTAGAGGATATTTTACTCTAAAACATTGTGTACATTCTCCTATAGCTAATGAACATCAGATAAATAATTTTCCAGGATCTGATCATCATGCATTATATGGTAAAGATTTAGGTAAAGATAAAATAATAAATAATTTACATAAACTATTCAAACATTGTATTAATCCTATAAAAAATAATTATGCTGGACTAAGATTAACTTCTGTATATAGAAACAAAAGAGTAAACGAATTATTAGAAGGGGTCCCATATAGCCAACATATTTATGGATATGCAGCAGACATAATGGTTCCTGATATGGATTCTTCAATACTTTTTAACTGGTGCCGTTTAAATATACCTTCATACCACCAATTAATATGGGAATATCCTGAAAGAGGAACTTACTTTAATGGGAAAACTATATTTTCATGGATCCATATCTCTTTTATAGAAGGAAATAATTTTAAAGAAAATTCTGTTTCTTCATTAGACCCAAAAATCCATGATCATTATAAAAAAGAGTATACTTATAAAATAAATGATTTCACTCATGGAATTAAAAAAGCGAATCAAAATTTAATAACAAAAATATAATATGGCGTATATACCTGAACATCCTAATATATATCAAGGTAATCAAGTGATAATAAATTCTGATAGGTTAGTATTTAATGCTAAGGACGATTCCATATTATTATACTCAGATAAAGCTATAGGATTTTCTACAAACGGAAGCTTTCATTTTGACACATCAAATGATAATAGCAATAAATTTATAGTCAACTCCCCTAATATATATTTAGGTTTAAGAAACACAGCACTCCCTACAGAACCAGCAGTATTAGGACATCAATTAGAAGAAGTACTAATAGAATTAATAGACTTTTTAATAGGTATGAGCTTAGATATGTGTTTTATGGTATCACATAAATCTACATGGCCTGGACAATCAACAGGGATGGATTCTGCAAATTTTAAAATTTTATCCAATCACACAAACCAACTAATGGCTATTCAAGGTAGCATAAAAAGTATAATGAGTTCAACTACAAAATTAACATAATATGGCTACAAAAACCGTAAGAAACATAATAAATAATTTAATAGCTAGATTACTTCCTGTAGTTAAAAAGAAGGTAAGAGAAGAAATAAACAAAAAACTTGTAGAACTCCAGGCTGAAATTATGACCCCGGAATATATAGCACAACAACTTCAACCAGAGATAAATCCTGATACTTGTAGTGATGCTGGTAAAGAAAAATTTAAAGAAAAAGTAGATAGAATGGAACAAAAGTTAAATTCTATACAAGAAAATATACAAAGAGGAATAACTTTTTTTCAAGATCGAGAAGATGAAATAGCAAGTATATCTACTATAAAACCAACACCACCAGGTAAAAAAAACCCAATAGCAGACATCCAAGATGCCATGAATAGCTCTCAACCTATAGTAGAAACTTTAAGAGCAGTAATAGCAGCAGCCCCTGCTATATTAGCAGCATCATCAGGACCAGCAGCAAATGGAACTGTAATCTCTAAGACAAATAATAGTGTTAACCAGGGAAAATCCCTAATAAAAGAAATAACCGAACTATTTAGAGTGGTACCTCGTATGTTAAGAAGCTACCAAAAAATGGCAGATAATATCGTAAAAATGATAGCAATACCAAAAAACCAACTCAATCAAATGTTAAGTACCATAGAGATGTTAAAAGCTTTCTTAATATTTATAGAAATGGACTTCTTAAACAAATGTAATGCTTTTACAGCAGAACCCAACCCCCCAACAGGTAACCAACCACAAATACCACCAGATCTTACTTTAGATGATGTAATACAACAAATTCAAGAAACTTATGGAGACATGTTAAATAACTTAATAGCTCAGGGAGACACAAAAGCAATAGAGAGAACATATGTACTTAATCAAAAATTTGAAAGAATAAAAAATACACAAGTAAAATGGAAATATCTCTAAGAAACAAACTAAATTTATATTTATAACAAACAAACAATATGAAAGCAAAAACATTTGAAAATTTAATTAGAAAGATAGTTAGAGAAGAAATTGACTATGCATTACGTAGAGAAATTAAATCTCTTAAAGAAGATTTACGTGAAAATATTAAACCCGTAATTCAAGAACAATCTACATCTAATAATATAGAAAGTTCATTAAAAGAAACTATTATGGGTAATCCAACTATAAAGAAAAAACCAAAACAAACTTTCGCAGGAAATAGCACTTTAAATGATTTATTAAATGAAACAGCACAAGGAGATACAAACCTAGATAGAGGAACGTCTCCTGTTTCTATAGATGGAGACTTTTCTACTATAGGAGGAATACCAACAGAAGCAGCACCTAAATCAGTAGTAGATGCTGTAACTAGAGATTATAGTGGTTTAATGGAAGCAATAGATAAAAGAAAAAATAAATAATGCCTATAATAAACTCAACTAAAAGAACAAGTCCCTTAGATCTTAACAAAAATGTTACGATAGGAATGGCCTTTCCTTTAGACGAAACAAACATGTTTCAAGGCACTGAAAGTGTTAAAGATCAAATAAAAGCTAATTTATTAAATGTCTTATTAACATATCCAGGCGAAAGAGTTAATATGCCTACTTTTGGGGTAGGTTTAAAACAACTAATATTTGAACAAAAAATAGATTTAGAATCTTTAAAAAGAAATATCCAAAACCAGATAGATAGATATGTCCCAAATGTAAGTCTTCAATCTATAAGATCATCTAAATCTAGCGACGAACATATAATATCAATATTTTTATCTTATGTATATCTATTAGATAATACCTCAGATACAATACAATTAAACTTTAACAACTAATGGCTTACTCAAAATCATCAAATAAAAACCAAGATAAAGATGTAAAATATCTAAGTAAAGACTATAATAGTTTTAAAAATGAACTTTTAGGATTTGCACAAAACTATTTTCCTAATAATTT